CAGGTATTCTAGCAAGAACCAAACCACCTACGCCGATTACGCCAGCGTTTTTTCCTTCGTCAATGACAGGTGCATCGAAATCAGGGTAATCTTCCGCCCGTACAAGCTCCCAACCTTCACGGCGGCGCTTATGGACGTTATTACGGTCGTCATATTCCATGACAGACTCACGAATCCAGCGGTGTTTGTAACCGACAGGGGCTTCAGGAGCTTCAAGTGTTGATGGTGGGCGCCAAGTCTCTACTCTCGCTTTTTTTTCACGGGTTTGCGAATCCCGGCTTGCGCGATCAACCATTATGCACTCCTTGTGTCTAATTTTGCGACTTCTTTTGCATACCGCTCAAGAGGAATATTCATCTTCTTGGCGAAAGCCACCTGACCTGGTGTTAATTCCACCGTCTTTTTCCGCCCTGATTTTACGGACCGTCCAGAGGACGCAGGCGCAACTGCTTGGGCGTTTTGCCGTTGCGACTGAAATTTGTGAGGAAATTCTTTACGCATGCGCTTATCAATTTCCGCATAATACTCATCACTTGTCGGGTCATAGTCTTCAACACCAACAAGTTGTTCATGAATTGCTTTGACCCCACCTGTCATTACAGCGTCTTTGTTGAACCAACTTTCATTTTTAGACATCCAAGAACGCAGCTTGGGGTCTAAATCTTCTTCACGAGGTATCGCTTGTCTTTGTTGGGGTTGTTGTGTTGGAGCTTCTTGCGGCACAGCAACTTGCTGTTCTGATCTTTGCTTCTGTACCCGCACTCTTTCTTGCTCAATTGCTAAGCGCTGCAACAAGGACATGGCTTCTGTCTCTTTGTCTATGTCGCCAACGTCACGAGCTTCTCGTATAAGCTTTTTAGCCTGGTCCATTTGAGACTCCACACGAGCCCCATATTCATTTGTGTAGCCTTGGTCTAATTGCTGTAAACGAGCTTTCATTTGCTCATTTTGTTGCTGAATTTGTTGAGCATACTGATAAGCGGCCTCAGCCTCTTCCATAGCCTGCTTACGTTTAGCGGTTAACTGATTTATACGCTTTTGTACGTTACCACTGTAATTCTCAAGCTCTTCATCAGAAGCGCCATCAGATTCTGACTCATCAGAAGACTCGAGCAATTGTTCGGGTTCTTCTTTAACTTTTAATTTTTCTTCAGAATCTTCCACATCAACAGTGATAGTTTCTTCTTCTTTTACTTGCTGCTCTTGATTCATTACATCTTCCATAATGTCCCTCCACCTTTTTATACATACGAGATATCTGCTGGGTCAAGTATAGTGGCGATAATATTATCGTCATTTATAAGACGAACCTCAAGACCTTCCACTTTGAACCTATTTCCAGCATATCTTCCCATAAGAACCCAAGATTTCTCATGCGCCCAAGCGCCAGAAGGAAACTTGTCTTGGTCTTTATATGCGTCAGGGCCAACCTTAACGACATAGGCTGCAACTGTTGCAAATGCCTCTCTATCACGAGTAGCATCTGGAACATAAATGCCGCCTTTTGTTTTGGCTGGAGGGTAGTATGGAATTACCAAGAGCCTATATCCCACAGGATTTGGCAATCTTTCAAAAGCAGAAATATCCATATTTTCTGGATTTTCTGTGTTCTTATTTTCTTCTTGCTCTGGTAAAGCTTTTTCAATCGCCTTTGGTATTTTAGTCTGTGGCGTATCAGACTTCATATTTGCCGCAACCCTTTCAGGCACGAATAGTTTCTTAGCCATCTTCAATGACACCTTTCATCGCGGCTCTTATTTCTTCTTCACAGTAAGTCAGTCCGCGTATTTGACCTACTACAAATCGGTAGTTTTCCATATCTTCTACCGCACCATTCGCCAGCATTGTCGTATAATCTTCTTTTTGCTGACGTATGTTCTTTAATAAATGCTCTGTTAAGGCAATAACGTCCATTACTTTTTCCTAAACTTGTCCACACCTTTGATTCCTAGTGCCGCAGATATTGTAAGGAAAACTAGGTATGTGTACCATTCTGGTAGCTCGTTCAAACGGTCAAAACCGTTTTTAACAATCTGCTCCATCCCAGGAATGAAAACTAAAATTAGGGGGATTAGTATAATCACCGTGACTATTTCATCCTTGATGGACGATTTTGTAGACTCAGCCATGATCAACTCCCACTTACTGTCGTGGGTAGCTGCCGTTTTCATTATTTCAGCTTTTGCCTCTGCCTCAGTCTGTGCAAGAGTTGCCTTCGCCTTTTGCTTGGAAACTTGCCCCTCAACAAATGAGCCTGCCAACGATGCGATAGGTCCAATAAGAGCCTGAAACATAACACCCTCCTTATCTGTTTAATCAAACATTCCTTTTAACCATGCTATCCAAGCAATCAAACCTGCAACCATAGCAGATATCAATAATACAACCGCGCCTATTCCAATAGCGTCCATTATTTCAGCCCTTCTGCGCCTTGAAAGCTCCTCTAACACACGCCTTTCTTTTCTAGCATCCGCTTGAAACTTTTGCCAATCTTGCCAAAGCCCAGGCCTTCCTGTGTATATCATAATCTGTTTTAACTGTTGCTCTTTTTGCCGGATACTTTCTAAAGCCATAAACTCTTCTAAATCAGAGGAGCGGATACCAGATTTTTTCTTTTTGTTACCTTTGCGCTGAAGCTCTTCTTTGGCTATAACAAAATCTGATATAGCTTTTCCTGCTTTCGCTATATCGCCTGTATTTTGAACAGCCTTCTTAATAATTGTAAAGGCCGCGTTTGCGGCAGCGAGTTCGGCTAACAATTTACTACTCCACTATTTTCAGCACGTATGGCTTGCCGTCTATACCCTCCTTTAATTCTACAGTTCTCTTCTCACAAGCATATCGTTTGTATTCACTGTCTTTCCAGCCAGTGCGCTCAATGTGTCTTTTAGCCCTTAAACACACTGCTATATTATCATAGCCTACATGCTCAACGATAGACCCTGACATATACAATATTAAAATTATTGAAGTTTCAATTATCCCCATTTCTCATATTCTCTAGATTTTCTTCCAAACTTGTAATGCGGCGCTCGTAAAAATCTAATGTTAACTTCTGCTGTTGATCAAAAGGAGCCTTACCAGATTCTATATCTGTTTGCAATTTTTCCAACTCACCAGCTAAATGCTCTATTAGCATGTACTGTTCAGAATCCGCAGGGAGGCTTCCCATCTCTCCCCTCGGCCACTTTATTCTGAACTCTGTGTTATGATTAACATTAGACTCCATCATTGTGATATTAGTTTCAATTTGGTTTAAACGCTCTATGATTCCAAAATATGCCCATGTGGCAAGGGATGCCGCTGCAACCATAGATATGATGTTGCGTAAGGGTAATGCTACCTCTGTATTCTCATTTAATTTTGTTGGCATTAGTTACTACAAGCCTCTTTACCTGCACAATCTTTAGGAAAGCATTGAATGTTCATTTTATAAAACTCATTATCGTAAGTAGCTTTCCACATGTCCTTTTGTAACAAATGGTAACATTGTTCTTGAGTAAAAGATTGTTGTAAAACTATTTGATTGCCAACATAAACCCATTCGGCACCCGTATGTCCCCACATAGAAATAACAAGGACAAACTCTTTCATTTCTCAGAATTTAACCAGACTGCCAGCGAGCCTGTCATGGCCCCCGTGACCACCGATATCAGCGAAGCCTGCTGTGTTGTTAAATCCGGCTGTGAAAGTGCCCATTCAATGCAACGTATATACACGCCTGTCATGCACAACATCATAAATCTTGGCAGTATTTTAAGCTCTAAAAGCTTTCTTGCTACCTCTTCCGCACTCATCAGAAAACACCTTTAAATCTTTGTGGCCTTGCTATTGGAGAGAACCTTTTTACTACTCCCCCCTTTTTTAGGCTCACTGGCTTTTTTGGCTTTTGCTTTTGTCGCTGGGGTGGCTTTGATTTTCCCGCTGTCGATAACGCTATCGCTACCGCTTGTTTCTGCGGGTATCCCTCTGACCTCAGTTTCGATATGTTTGACGATATCTTCCTTTGGCTTTTGCCTTTCAATAAGGGCATTTCTACGCTCCGCTTTTTTAGCTTTTTCTACTTCAACTACTTTTCTGCTTACTGAACTTGCTGTCATTTTACCGACCTTTCGTCATATTGTTGAGCGCGGCAATATCTCTTTGAGTTTGAATACGCTCTTCTGCTACTCTGGTTTTTTCATCTAAAGCTTCTTTTTGAATGTTTATTCTAGCACTCTCAGCCATCTGGTCATTCAATTCCTTCTCGCGGTCTAACTGGGCACGATCATTTGCCTCCTTAGCCCTGCGTTGAATATCAGCTTCACGCAACGCTAGTTCTTGCTGACGTATGGCAACAAGTGGGTCTGTTTGTTGAGGGGGCATTACAGCTTGTGCATACTGCTCTGTAAGCTCGCCTATCAACTCAGCGGCACGAGACGCAACTTCTGTTTGAAAAGCCATCATGCCCTCTTGCGAAGACTGTACTTGCATTTGCTCTTCAGGCGACAACTCATTCATTATTTCTTCTTGTGCCATAGCTTCTGCCATAAACCCAAGATGCTCTTGAACATGCCCCTGCAATGTCATAACTATCGCCGCATTAGCTTGCGCCACAGGCGTTGCAATAATTGCCAAATGAGACTCAATGTGCGCTTGGTGGTTTTGATCTGGAAAAGCTTGTAAAGACTTTCCGCGCATTGCCTCTTGGTTTTCTTTAGCCGGATTCGTAGGTTGAGGGACAGGAGGTGGAGGTAAGATTGCATCGACATTTGTAACTCCTAATGCTTCATACATTTTACGGTAAGCCTGATATAATCCCTGTTCGTTTCCATGTATCTCTGGATTTGATTGAACCAATTGCAGCTCTGTCTGAGCCAAGGCGATACGCTGTGACATAGAAAAGATGTTAGGGTCTGACACAGGCAAAACATCTATGCGATCATCAAAATCGGAAACTTTTATTTCTGGGGGTGCGCCTGGTATCGCGTATGGATACATAGGAGCCATAAACCTAGCAAAAACATTAGCCAAAAGCTTAAATTCAACTTTTTGTGAATAATGCAAGCGCTTGTGAATCGCAGACATAACTTTTGTGCCACGCTCCATAATCGCCATTGTGGTGCCCACAGGCGTTTCTCCGCCCATCTCAGCTACTTTCATGTCCGCCATAGAAGCAAACCTGCGCCCAGAGTCAACAAGCGTACCTAAAAGCGAATACAGTGTCTGTGAAGGCTCTTTAAACGGCAGCGTCATAAGCGATTGGCGGATGTCCATACCCGCAACATCAATGTCACGAAACTCACCAGGATTTAGTGGTTCGTCTTCGTCACGGATACGAGCGCCACGAGCCTTGAACCCTGCTGGGAGGTTGGACAGGGTGCCAGCATCAATAAGCTGTCTTAACAGGCTAGTTGCTGCTTGAGACAGTCCGCCAATCATGTGTGTAAGACCAAAACCGTAAAAACCCAAACCAGGCAAAAACTTGTAATGCACAAAATAAGGCTTAGAACGGCGCAAAGGATCTGCCTCATCATAATTACGGCGAATCGCCAGAACTTTGCCACTTTTTTCTACAATTGTAACAATATATGGAAGCTTTAACTCAGTCTCTTCACCATTTGCGTCCACATCTTTAAACCCAGATAAGTCTAAATTTGTATGAACCTCATACAATGTTACTTCTTCGTTGGAACCTGATGGAGAAATACCCTGTATTTCATCTATAGTTTCCTTAACTCCAGAGTAATCTTCATCTCCATAACCATCCCCAGGCAGCTCTATGTCAGCGTAAAATCCTGTAAGCTGTAGCTTTCTTATTTCGTTTTTATCCATCTTAACAACATGCGTAATGCGTGTTGCTGATGCTAAATCAGTTGCGCTGTAAGGAACAATCAGGTCTTCAGCGTGAACAAATTTAGACACAGCTCTTTGCAAGAGGGGGTCAAAGTAAATCTTTTTAAAAGTAGACCCTATGATAGGAAGGTAAAAAAGCATTTGATCTAGTTCAGGATCGTACTCTTCCATTTCATAAGTAATCTGGTAATTCATGTAATTTTTTACACGGTCTGCCTGTGCTAATCTATCTTGCGACTCATCACCAATGATTTGAGTGCGAACAGGACCGCCAGCAGGCAATAGCTCACGATAAGCCTGCGCTTGAAACTGTGTAACTGATTCAGCTAAAAGAGGATGAACCACACCAGACGCACCCTCAAATGGCTGCGATCTATCTTCATAGTTCATGCCGAGAAGATCAATGCCTCTTTTGTAAACTTCTTCCCAATCTTCGCGTGATGATAAATCATCTTCAATCTCACCAACCAAGTCAGAGGCAATAGATGTGGTTTCTGCCTCATCCATAAAGTCAACAAGGTTAGAGTTAAAAGGTATTTCTACTGGCACTTCTGCTGACATCATTTCTTCAGTGATATCGCCAACAATAACAGAGCCATCGTCCATTGTTACCTGACCTGGCTCAACGGGCATTTCAAGAATATCTATCTGTTCCTGTGCATTCATAGGGATGACATTATCACCTCCAGCACCTGTGCCTTTTTCTATAGCCATCTCATACCTCTTTTATAGCGTTGGAACGAACAACCTGACGATTTGAGTGGAGGGTTCTCTTACGCCAAGCCCAGAATGAAGGGCTTCACCTTGGCTAAAATTGCCCGCCCCAACCTCGAATAACAT